CATGCCCGTGGCGTAGTCCAGCAGCATCACCACCACCAGCACCAGCACCGGCACCAGCAGCTGCACCCCGTAGGCACACAGCGCCCCCAGGGCGGCCGCCATAGCGGCCTTGATCGTGTTTTCTTTCATGTAAAATCTCCTTTCCTGCCGCCTTGGGCGGCGTGATTACTGATTATCAGAGCGCCTTGGGCAGCCGGAACGTGGTTGCCGCTCACGCCTCCTTCAGCGAAATCTGGCTGAACACATTTTTCGTACCAACGCCGCCGCTTTTCTGGGAGGAACAGATAGCGTACCCCTTCCCGGCCTCCGGGGTTATGGAAGCGGAGCAAAGCTCCGTGGTGCTGTAGCAGACTCTGGCATTGGACACGTAGGTCCATACGCCGCCGCTTACGTTATAGGTCATCAGGTTCACACCACTATTTGCACTGGCGCATTTTGCCGCGAAAGTATAGCTTTTCCCGGCTTCCAGCGCCAGCGGGACAACAATGCCATAGCCGGAGAGCTGAGATGCTGATGCGCTGCCCGTCTGGATCGTAAATTCCAGGGTATCCGTTCCGGCAGCAAAGTCCGTCATCGTCGCAGCGGTCGGACTTTGAGTAGTCCCGGTAAAAGACATCGGATAATAGTACTTATCTGTTCCAAAGGACCTTCCCACGGTTCCGTCGGAATACTCCTGCCACTGAACGCCTGTCCGACCGGTCATATCCCACAGGGGAGTTACCTGACCGCCGCCGCTGTCACCGCTATGCACACCCAGCATCGTCTCATAGATCATCTGGCCCAGCTTCGCATAGCCGCCCTCCGTGGGGTGCACGCCGTCGTTAATATCCTGAGCCGGATCCAGCACACAGTTGTTGGGCGAGATGGCCACGGAGATGTTGCCGGAAAAGTGCTCCATCAGCGCCTTGGACATGCGGATCGTGTTCATGCGGTACACGAAGTCAATCTGACTGGTGCCGTATTTCTCCGTAAAAACGGAGGGGTTCCCGTTGGGCGGCGTGAGCAGATCAACGATGACCTTGATGCTGCTGTCATAGTTCAGGATGGAGTTCACCATGGTATCCAGATACCCGATTGTCGCAGCCGCCGAGAAGGAATCCAGCCCGGCATAGAAGATGTCGTTGATGCCCAGTTAGAGAACCACCACGCCCACGCCGGTATAGGCCTGCGTGGTCATATAGTGGCTGAAGTCGAACCCGTTGTTATAGAACGGGTTTGTATATGTGCCGTCTGCTGCCTTTGTGCAGTAGTCGGAGGCTTTCCAGCCGGCCCGTCCCTCATGTCTGGCCGGAGCCGTGCCCCGGGTCCCGAGCAGCGTAAGTGCTCCTCCGGCGGCTGAGAAACAGCTCAGGAGCTTTTGACAGATGTAGTTGCCCTGGGTCACGGTGCTGTCGCCGATGACCAGCGCTGAAGCGGTAACGGCCTTGTTGGCTGCGGCGATGATCGTGCATGTGCCGCTCGCCAACAGACTGTAGCCGGAGTCGTACACCCTCCACTGCAGTGGATACGTCCCGGGTGCGTTGGCCGTTATAGACAGATGATCGCCATACCGCTTTATGGTCAGCCCGTTTGCTGCGCTGCACCAGAGCATGGCGTTCTGCTGGGATATCACATTAGCATAGTAGATATTGAATTCGCTGCCGGTCAGAACCCTGACCACTGCGGGAATGGCCACGGCGATGACCCTTGTATCCTCTGCATCCGCGCCATCGTTTACGGCAGCAATCGCCGTCCCATCCACCTCGATGGTGGTCACTTTTCCGCTTTTCGTGGCTGTTACCACCGGGCTATGACCAGCAGGGCCCTGCGGGCCGGTTGCACCGGCGGGGCCTTGCGGGCCAGCCGGGCCAGTCGCGCCCTTGGCAATGCCAGCGTCCAACGGGGTGCCGTCTGTCAGCGTCAAAATCAGATGGCCGCTGTCGTTAATGGCAGCGGACTGGATGTCCTTGCCCAGCAGCCCGGCCACCCGGATCAGCTCATCCTGGATGGCGTTGAGCGTGGAAGCGTCGATGACGGTCAGGTTGTCCACAAAGTTCGTTTTGCTAAAGGCCATGAGATCACTCCTTTATGCCGTCCTGCGCCATGTGTACACGGCCAGGTACGGCGGCATATTGTTGTGGGCCTGGCCGCCGCAGTTGGACGTGGCCTTGCCCGTGTAAGCGTTGGCGGTGCCGCCGGGAGCCACGATCTTGATGGCCCCGGTGCCAACGGCGTCGCTCTGACCCGTGTAATCGTAGCCGTGGGTGTGGTTTGCCATCTCCGCCACCGTCAGGATGTGCTCCTCCTCGCCGCCGGTAGCCCCCGCCGCATGCGAATCACCAGCCGCCAAGAGGAACCTGTCCTTGATCTGCTCCCAGGTGCCGCCAAACAGGTCCGCTGGAGACGTGGCATCCGTGGACTGGTAGATGCTTCCGACGGGGTGGAGGTAATCCAGGAGGGGCTTGCCTCCGAACAACACCTCCGCGGGACCGGGCAGCTTCAGGTGCTTGATGAGTCCGCCCACAATCAGCGTGGCCGCCTCGGTCAGATACTGGCCGATGGACAGACCGTCCACGGCCGGCGCCGTCCGGAACAGCACCTGCGCCGATGGCAGCACCACAATCAGGCTGGCTGTGCTGCCCAGTGCGTCGGTGACGGCTATGCACACCTCATAGACGGTGTCCACCGCGGCCGGGATGACGCCGTAGGCGCTGGGTGTATACTGCCCGGCGGCGTCCGGCACGGGCTGGGAGCTCCAGGTGTCCGCCCCATGGGCCCGGTAGCGGATGACATAGGCGGCCGTGTTCTTGCCGGTCAGCGGCGCCACCGCGCCCACAAAGGACACCTTGGCATGATCTCCGGCGGGGTTGTCCGTGCCGTCTGCATCGCAGCGGGCGGCGCTGATGGAGCGCACACCGGGCGCGGCGTAGGGCAGCACGGTGATGGTCCCTCGCAGGACGGTGGACAGCCCCCGGGAGTCTGTAACGGTGACGGCATAGGCCACCGTGCCGGACTCCGGCAGCGCGCCAGTAGTGGCTGTAGCCCCGGTGGCCGTCAGGCCGGAGATGGCCAGGGTATAGCCCTTGACCGTCGCCCCGTATTTCCCACTGGCCGTCGTGACGGCCTTCAGGCGGCTCTTGGTCTGCACGTAGGCTCCATAGGTATCTGCATACCCGGCAGCGTCCGAAAGCGCCACAGAGGCCGCAGGGGCCGCGCTGGCAGGCACGGATGCCGTAAAGCTATAAGACTGGCTGCCCAAGGCCGTATCACCGCTGTATGTGGTGATGGTCAGGGTACCCACGCCGGCAGCAGCATTGGGGATATCGTTGGCCAGTTCCAGGGGCGGCGTCCAGGTAATGGACGTCGCGCCCGTCTCTGCTGACACCACGCCGGAGTGGGTGCCCCAGGCGTATGTGATCCGGTGCGTGTAGCTGCTGTCTGCCTTGGTGACGGTCAGTGTGGCAGGGCTGCCCAGCGTCATAGACGGGACCGCCAAAGAGGATGCCCGGGGGATGGTAGGCAGCGTGACCTTGCCGGATACCGACAGAGACGCTGGCGTCCATTGAGAGGTAAAGCCGCTGTGCCACTCAGCGGACAGTGTTACCGTGGCCTCGCCCTTGACATCGTGGTCCACGGTGATGGTCTTGGTGCCCAGATCGTACCAGCCCTTGGCGGTGTAGCTGTAAGGATGGTACACCTTGGCGCCCTGTAGGACGTAATAGCAGCTGTTGGCCGCCTGGTTATAGCTCTCTCCGGTGCCGTCGTAGATCTGCAGCGACAGGATGATGGTGCTGCGGTTGTTGCTGCGGGATTGCTGGATGGTATACCCAAGCCTCAGCCGCCAGCCGTATGTGGATTGTGCGCCGTACAGCTCACCCATTGGCATTCACCCCCCTCGCGCCTACCACGGAGCCGTCCGGGTTCACCCGGACCACCAGATTGCCCAGATACAGGCACCCGGCGGTGGGGTCGTCCGGATCCATGGGCCGGATGTACAGCGACGGCGTATATACGCCCCGCTGGTTGATGGACAGCAGAGCCAGGGTCTCCCGTAGGATGTTTAGGCCCTGATTGTTGATCTGCACCTTTACGGGGTCGCCCTCACTGCCCAGCAGCATCCCCATGGCTGCCGTGAAGCTCATGTACTGGTTCATTGTGTGTACGGTCTGGCGGATATCGCCGGTGGCGTCCTCCACCTGCTCGGTGATCTCCTCGGATACCTCCATGCGGATCTGATCCGGCAGGATGGCCAGAGTGGCGTCCATGACCTTCTTGTAGCTTTCAAAGTCCCCGATCTCCACATAGTCTTGCAGCGCCTCCAGGAGGATCTGCCGGTCCGACTGGGAGATCTGCGTCATGCGCTCAGTGAGGATCTGCTGCACGGTGTTGATCCGCTCCTCGGTCTCCTGCCGTACCTCCTCCATGCCCTGGGATACGCGGTTGCGCTCGTCCTCCACGTCGCCGGTAAAGGTACGCCGCGTCCGGCCCATGGTGACGGTGGTCTGCGCCGGGTCCAAGAGATCAATGTGCATTTGCAGCAGAGGCATGGCCGCCCGGATGCCGTGGGGCGTGGTGGCCAGCATGGTATACCGGCCTACTCGCCAGGCGGCCACAGCGGCGTCTGCAACGTGGAGATCAATGGCCTTGCAGGTAATGGACTCCTCCAGCGCCCAACCGGAGGTAGCCAGCCGGGCCGCTGCGTAAGACTGGAGATTCTCGGCCACAGTGACGTCCTGCCAGTCCGTAGGTCCGGGACAGATCCAGCCGTACTTTGCCACACCGGCCCGGGACCAGACATACGGGCCCTCCTTGACCAGGTCGTCCGTAATGTCGCCGTCCGGCAGCTCTGTGATAGTCAGGCCGTCATGGCCCACCGGCAGGATAGCCGTGTAGATATCGGCCCCGGCCAGCTGGCGCTCCAGGTCCAGGAGGTTCTCGCCGAAGGTGACGGCCTGGGCGTTGGTAAGCGGCAGATCTGCGTAGTAGTCCAGGTAGTTGCCGTCGGCCTCGTACCGAATCAGCAGATACCCGCCCAGGGACGATCCGGAAAGCCTGGAGGTCAGGGCATCCATGGTGGTAAGATACTTGGTGGAACTGCGGGTAATGTAGTTGTTGGCGTCCGTCACGGTGCAGACGCCCGGCTTGATCTGCTGATCTGAGGAGGCCTTGGCGTTATGCTGGGCCAGGAACCAGCGGAACAGGTAACCCACCACGTTGCCGCTGTTGGCGGCCGCCTGGTAATCAGGGTCCTCGGCGAAATCGTCCGGAAACACGAACGGGGGCACCGTGGTATCGTTCAGGGTGGCCATAATGCCCTCTGCCGATACCTTCAGGCTGTTGGCGAAGTCGCACACCTGGGATGTGATGCGTCCCCGCCACACCACATAGCGGCCCTGCAACAGCTCCAGACCGGGCCGCATATAGGGCAGCTTGTCCCGGTAGGGATGATCCGGCGGCAGAGAGAACTCCATGGAGCCCGCCTTGCCGGCGGTAAGGTCCACCGACGCCGCCGAGGCGCACAGCCGGTCCACCTCGTTGGCGCCGCGCGGATCGTACAGGATGTAATCCCCGTAACGCAGCTGATAGCCAGCAAAGTCCTGCGCAGTCTCCTGGGGGTCCGTGCCACAGACGGCAAGCCCGGCAACAGCCTTGCCGCATACCGCGCCAGTGTAGCTCATAGCGATGCCTCCTGATAGGTGACGGACACCGTGGTTCCGGCTGCGGCCGTGACGGCAAGGGTATTGCCGCCGGCTGCCAGGCAGATATCCAGGATACGATGGCTGCCGGCTGCCACCGCGATGTCCTTGCCGCCGAAGGTCAGCGTTGCAGCCGCCGACACCTCCACGGTGGGCACCACCGACCGGCACTCATTGGTCAGAGTCAGGGACAGCGTGCCCGATTCGGGCACGGTCCCCGTGACCGTGGTTTTTGCGTTCTTGTATTTCCACGGGTCGCAGCTGACTGTGACCGGGATGGTCTGCATCATTTTGACAAGCTCCACCCGCCCAACGGAGCATCGCCCACTGTAATAATGGGCGGTGTCCTCGGGGAAGGTCACTTTCACGCGCTTGCCGTGGACTTTGTTGCAGAAGTCAGAAATCGTGGCAGGCCATTTCTTGCCGCTCACCGTGTCCACGCCGGTGAGCTTCAGTACAATGGTGCGGTTTTTGTAGATCACTTCGCCGGTCAACACCTCGGAAGCGTCCAGCAGACCGTCCCGGCCCGGAACATCAATCATATTCGTGCGGACTTCCGGCAAAGAAATGGACTTGCTCGCAAGAAGCAGGCCGTATTCTGTGTAAGTGTCTTTTCCGTCAAAAAATACTTTTCCTATCATACAGCCCTTGCCTTCCTTGCATTGATTTTGGCCAGTTCTTCATCCATGCCTGGGGCAAGCAAACCGATAACCTGGCCACTGTCCATGATGACTTTCATATTTGCCAACATAGGCAAATACTGTTCCAGCAGCATTACAATTCTGCCGGAATCGCCACCCCCGCTTGTGCTTGCCGCTCCGTAAGAGCCACTTGTATAGTTTCTGCTGATGTTTGCATCTGCTGTAATGGTTCCAGCGTCAAAATTCATGCTGCCTTCAATGTCATTTTTCACAGCCGCGAATTCATCGCTAAAGCCTTCGCCCAGACCTTCGGCCATGAAACCGCCGATTCCGGCAAAGACCTTGGAAGGGGAGTGGATGCCCAAAATGCGCTTCACGCCGCCGACAAGGCTATTCACCTTTTCGTTGAACCAATCCTTGATATTGTCCCACATTCCGGCGATACCGTCTTTCAGCCCCTGAACGATGTTTCTACCGATGCCGCCCCAGTCGTAGTTTCTGATTGTGTCGGCAATAGCAGCGATAACGCGCGGGACGGCTGCAATCAATTCCGGGATTGCCCCGATAATGCCGGTAATCAGCGATACAATGATCTGCGGCGCTGCAAGGATGATCTTGTCAAGGTTGTTCACGATGCCGTTGACGAACGCAATAATCAGCGTAGGGACTGCCGCGACCAGCTCCGGGATGCACTTGATAATTCCGTCAATCAGCGCAAACAGAAGATCAATGCCCATCTGGATAATGTTCGGCAGCTCTACAATGATTGCGGCGAGCAAGTTGCCAATAATCATAGGTACTGCCGCGATAAGCTGCGGAATCGCGTCAATCAGGCCCTGCGCAAGCGTCATAATCAGCAAGATTGCCGTTTCAATGAGTTGCGTCAAAAAGTCCGGGCTTGTCAGCATCTGCACAATCGTCAAGGTCACTTGCACAATGCCGTCAATAAGCGTGGGCAGGTTTTCTATCAGGCCATTCGCAAGGAAGAAAAGAATGTCGATTGCTGCTTGCGTAATTGCAGGTAGGCTATCAATGATACCCTGTCCCAATGCGCCGACAAGCGCAACCGCCGCCTGCAAAAGCGCAGGCAGGTTGTCTGTGATGGTTGTTATGACCATCGGGATAATAGTGGTAGATGCAGATGTAACAAGCTGTGAAATGCCGCCCAACATGACACTAACGCGCGGAATAATATTTCCAGCCGCCGTCTCCACGCTGCTGACAAAATTGCCAATCAGCGTATAAAGGTCTGCGTTGTCGGCTGCAATGCCGGTTATCAGGTTGCTCCATGCGGACTTTGCCGCGCTGACGCTGCCCTGAATAGTAGACGCAGCCTCTTTTGCCGTTGTCCCGGTAATGCCCATTTCCGTCTGCACCACATGGATGGCGTCTACGATGTCGGAGTAAGATGAAATATCAAACTTCTGCCCAGACAGCTTCTCCGCGTCCGCAAGCAGACGCTCCATTTCCTCTTTGGTGCCGCCATACCCGAGTTTTAGGTTGTCCAGCATGGTGTAGTTCTGCTTTGCAAAACCCTGATAGGCGTTCTGTATCATCTCCATGCCGGTGCCCATCTTATTGGCGTTGTCTGCCATGTCGGTGATGGCCTGGTCCGCCTTTTGAGCTGCTTTTTCTGTATCTCCGCCAAGGCTCTGGAGCAGGGAGGCCGAAAAGCTGGTCACCGTGTCCATATATTCGTTGGCGCTCATGCCAGCGGTCTTGTATGCGTTTGCGGCGTACTCCTGCACCTTGTCCGATGCAGTCTTAAAGAGGGTATCGACACCACCCACTAATTGCTCATACTCGGCATATTGGTCAATGGACGCCTTTGTCAGCGCCGCCATGCCAGTAGCCGCAGCTGTCAAAGCCGCAGCTCCCACCTTTGCCGCAGTAGCAAGGCCGCTTTTCAACTTGTCGGCAAAGCCGGACGCTTTGCCGGAAGCATTGTCCAGCCCATTTTCGTATCCGCTGGTGTCCAGCGTAATTTTTGCATACAAGTCAAACACGTTTATCGTCCTCACCTCCGACCTTTGCGATTTTTTCTTTCATTCGGTCAACGATTTGTTCCGGCGTCCTGGTTTCCTCCGGATTCGGCTCTATGAGGTCAGCATACCGCGCCTTGATATAGCCGCCCCCCACGTACCGCGCCGTGTTTTCCGCGATTGCTTTGAGCGCGTCTGTCACATAGACCCGGTATGCCTTGTCCACGCTGTCCTGTTTGGCGCGGGCAAGGGCATACCGCAGGAACGCCTTTACGCTACGGGGGCCTTGGTATTCTCCTGCGCAGAGCCAGAGGGTTTTTCTGTGCTCTGCGCTGAGATAAAAAGTTCCGTGAACGCTTCGTCTGTCATCAGGTCAATAAAATCCTTGGTCAGTTTTACCAGACTCAGAGCGCCCGTGTAAGCCTCCGGGCTTGTTCCCTCAATGGAGGACAGGATGGAGATTACATCGCCCTTATGACCGCGCAGAAGGGCGGGAACGGCCTTTTTTGCCTTCTGTAAAAGGAACTTCTTGGCTGTCATGCCATCCGGCAGTTGTTCCCGCTTAAACAGGGCGGCGGCGTTCTCGTCCTCCGCAATGTTGCAGATTGGCTCGATCAGATCTGCGATTACTTCCAGGGTGCGATCACCTTTTACGTCAGATAGTTTCATCAGCCGCCCACCTCCGCAGGAGCCGCGCTGTAAAACTCCATGGGCATCTCGTCCTGAGCGGACATGGACACATGGCCGGTCAGCTCCACGCTCACCTGGCCCTTGCCGTTTTTGGTGGTCTGGAGAGTAAAGCCGCCGGTGGACAGGGCGTTTTTCAGGCAGATAGCCACCATTCCGCCGTCGGCCCGGTCGCCAACCCACCACAGGTCTGCAAAGTCGGTCTGCTTCAGGTCTCGCCGGGGGGTGATTTTGCTCCTGTCGGTAGTGTCAATGTCTGCCGCGCCCAGGGCCAGCCGGATGGACTCCGTGGATGTTCCAAGGGAGGTAAAGGCCATCTTGCAATCCCAACCGTCCAGATGCTTCAGCTCCATCATATTCACAGGGCAGTTGTCCACGTCCTCTCCCATGTCGGAGTAAGTAGGGACGCAAGACACATTGATGCCGCCGGTTGTGGCACACACAATGTCCTCGTCCTTCGGTGCGGTGGGAGTAGCCGGGGTAAAGTTTTTCAGGATGACACCCGCGTCGAGCTGCAATTCCTCAAAGGTGCTCTGCGGGATCGCGGTAAATTTGCCCATATTGGGTCTCCTTTCAGCTGAATGTCAGGTATTCAGCGGTAATGTTGATGTACCGGCGCTTAATGGCCGGGTCTTCCTCATAGGTTAGGCTTTGGCACCAGGGGGAACCGCGCTTGAGCCAGATATAGCCCTCGTCGCAGGGCAGATACACGCCACCGTAGCCGATGCGCTTGGACAACTCCTGGGCCTTCTCGTCTGGGACAGCTTCGCTCTCCGTGCGGAACCACAGATTGACCGTCAGGCCGACCTCCCCGGCATCAAAAGCGCTGTCGATATACTCATAGGTGCCATAAGGCATGACCACATCGTCTGGCACGCTGGACGCTCGGTAGAAGGGCATGAACTCGTTGAACCAGGCGTAGAGGGCTTTGTTTTTGGTCATGTGGTCAACGCCCACCTTTCCGCCGTAAAGTATTTTAGCTGCATCGTGGAGGACTTGGGGGCCTGCTTGTTCTCCGGATTTGAGGTCACGCGGTAGGTTTCGCCGGTGGTCTTGTCTTTGAACACGTCGTTGTACTCGATGGGCACGGCCTTGTCTACCAGGACGGAATACAGGCTGGTCACGCCTTCTTTTTCCGCTCTGCGGGCCTCCATGGAGGTATCCAGTGCCTGGTAGTTGGTGAACTCAGCGCCCTCCACCCACTCTACAAAGTGACCGCCCGCACCGTCCGATACCCGGCGTTTTTCCATGAATACACAGGTGCGGGAAAAATCATCTAAAAGGCTCATCAGATCCCCCTAATTCTCCGCCAGTCGTTCAGGCGGCTCTTGAATACATCCTGCCAGCCGACGGCCATGCCGCTGGCGTTGGTGGCTTTGCTGTAGGAGTAGCCGCCAAATGATTCTGAGGTAAACGGCCCTGGATCCCCGTTCTTCGTCTGCCATGCGTCGATTTCTTCGGCCAATTCAATCACCGCCTTCGGAACAGCCAGCGCCCACACGGAGCCGGTAAACGTCTCGTCGGTCAGGTCTGCCACCGGGTACTGGTGGAGCCCGTCATTGAATACGGAACCCACCACCCGGAAATACTGGCCGGTTTGCAGAAAGGGCAGCGTGAGCTGCCCGCCCTGCACAGTGAACTCCCCGGCGTGGACGCCGTCCGGAACTAAAAACCAGTTGTTCAAATTCTGCAAAACCGTTTCAAGCATCACGCTGTCCTCCTTTTACGCCGATTTGGTTACGGTCACGGTATATACTTTCTCCGCCGTGCCGTTTTTCACGTTCACAGTCAAAGTGTTGGCTCCGGTCGCCCAGGTGGCCGCAGTGCCGTTTTCAACAGGCGTCTCTCCGTTGAGGATGGTCACTGTGGCGCTTGCGTCCTCCGGGGTCGCGGTTACCGTGTTGGTCGCGTTTGTCGTTGTGGCTGTATACTCCGTCGTGTCTGGGTCAAACGCCGGAGTCAGTGTCAGCGCGCCAATCGTCAGCCCCGAGAGGCGCGCGCTTAAGGGCCCGGGGTGACCGTGATTTTGGCGATGCCGTCCAAGTACTCAGCCCACAGCTTCATGCCCATGATGGCGTAACTCTCGCCCACGGCGGTGCTGTAATTACCCTGGGCGTGGAAACCGATCAGGTTTGTCTCGCCCTGCACGGTGTAATTCAGGCCCAGTCTGGCAAACTCGCTGTCGCCGGGGTCTGCATAGTACAGGTCGATGTTCTCCACAGGCGTTGCGATCACAGTGTTGCGAGCAATAGCGTTATTGCCGGAAACGGTGGTGGGCAACAGGAACAGCGTGGAGTACCCCATGAAGTCCTTGACATAGTTCAGGCCGAACTTGGTCTGGACGGAAATATCCGCAGCACCCAGATAGTCGTATGCGTCCAGGATGTTAGCAAATCCCACAACGGAGGTAACGTCTTTTGCCATACCAGCAAACTTGTTCAGCACTTCGCCCTGAGCCTTTGCAAGTGCCGCCTGCCAGGTTGCGGCGGTTCCGGTGAGAGAACCGGTGTTCAGGAAAGTATAGAAATTGCCAAGGACCACATTCTGGAGCTTGGTCAGAAAAGCGTCGTCGCTCTTCTCCACCGCGATCTCTGCACCATACTTGTCAACGTCCTCGATAGGAACAGCCTTTGCATACTTCTTGATGGACAGGTCGGCCTTGGTCGCTTGGGTAATCGTCGCCTTGCTGTAAGGGATCACCTCGCCAGCGCCGACGTTGCCGTCCTCCAGGGCCACATCAGCGGTGTAAGAAATCAGGCTTGTGCCGGGGGCCTTGCGGATGGGGCGCATAATGCCCATAATGTTGCGCAGCGCATCCCAGTTGTCATTGAAACGGGTGACGAAATCCACCTCTCGGGCGGTCACGCTGGTATAGGTATTGGGCAGGGAATCGCGGGGGTTGGTCAGGCTTTCAACTTTCGTAGCAGCCATGTAATTCATCCTTTCTTGTTAAGTAATTTGGTTTTCCATAAGCGCTTTCTGTCGCTCAGATGCGGACAGCATATAGTGGCCGTGATCGTCCTTTTTGTAGATGTCCGCTTTCGTCATCGTGCCGGGGCTTCCGCCCGCCGGAGGGTTTGCGATATTGGCACCCTTCGTGGTGGTAGTGGAGACCAGCTTTGCAAAAGCACCGCTCACAAGCGCATCCAGAGCGGCGGTGTCCTTGATCTTGTCGCCGTCCAGCTCCACGCCGTCGATCTCCGCGCCGCTGCCGCGCAGAGCAATAGTTAGATTGTCGCCGGTGATGTTCTTGCTTTCGTAATAGGCTTTTACCGCCTTTTCTTTGGCGGCCTTGGTCTCCTTTGCGGTGATGTCCGCCTTGAAGTCGTCAAAGGCCTTGTGCTCCTTCTCATACTTCTCCTTGTAACCGCCGTCCCCGGCGGCTTTCAGATCGTCCAATTCCTTCTGGACTGTGGGCAACTTCTCCGCGTCCGCCTTGTAGCGGCTCACATCCGCCTTCAAGCCGTCCACGGTGTCGGTATGCGCTTCGATGATGGTGTCCACCTGTTCGTCGGTGAGACCCATCCCCTTCAAAAGTTTGCGTGTAAGTGCCATTGTTCTATCTTCCTTTCCTTCGTCCGCAGTTCGTCGCGGCGATAGATTGTATAAAAACCGCTGTACCTCGCGGGTTTTATCGAAAACGAAAGAGCCAACCGCCGAGAAAATCTCAGTAGTTGGCTCCTATTGCCCTTTCCCGTGCCCTATTGCGCGGGAGTGCTGTATTTGATTGTTTTCTTAACCTCTAAGACGATGTACCCATCGCCTTTTCGCCGCACCTCTGCGTCGTTTCCGCGCTTTGTGATGGCTTCGATGGCCTTGATAATGCCTTCATCCATTTTTCAATTCATCCTCGATTATGTTCCGATATGTCTGTTGGTGGTCGGCCACCGCTGGCTTCAAGAACGGCTGTGCCGGGTTGCCAGCCGTCCAGTGCCAGTGACCTTCATCGTCCTGATACACCCACGGCGTCGGCCGTCCGCCCTCCGCGTATTTCCCCGTACCCAAGCAAACGTAGGCGGCGTACTCGGAATCCGTCCCGATGATCGCTGCCGGTTCCTGCTCGTCTACCGTATGGGTAATGCTGTTGCGCAGATTACCGGTGTCCACGGGGCAGAGCTTTTTCGCATAGCCCTCTGCAACCAGCCCGCACTTTTCCAGCGCCCTGGCAGCGGCCTCATGCATGGCAGCGAGGACTTCTTTGGAGTTGTCTGTGAAATCAACTTTCATAGTTTTTCCAGTTCGCTTTCAGCGCAGTCGAATAGTTCATTGTCACCGTCTCGTTCAACAAGATAAAACGTGCCGTTGGTCTCCCGGATATCAACAACAATACCGACATCGCCTGTCTTAATGATTTTTACACGGTCATATTCGTTAATCATGCGAATTCTCCTTGTTTTTTCTGAATCCAGTTACGATCCTCGGTTTGCTATCCGGTGTATCTTGAATCCATCCCGTTAAAAAAGTGCGCTGTTTTGTAACTCCAAGTGTCATGTAGATATTAAACATTATCGCACCGCCATTTAACTCCTGCACATCAACAGCCTTGCTCATATCAAACTGCCGTGCCATATCATAACGCAGCTGCAATGGGTTATCCGCTGTATAGCCAACATCAAAAAATTGATCCGCGTGTTTTGCGCCATCTTTCAGGAAATACCCGGTGTATTTTTTAGGCGTTGTCACACATTCGGCGTTATTCACAAAAACGGTTTTCCGTTTCATGGTTTTCAGTTGGGCCCACTTATCAGGTTCATTATACTTCAAATTCTGGAACTTCTCAACCGTGTTTGGAACTTTGTTTCCCAGAACCGATTTGTATTCCTGCCACTGTTTTGTATCAGTGGAAAGGTTGCGGCCCTTCTTCATGTATGTATTCCAGGCCGCAGCGTCTTCCGCTTGCTTCTGCTCCGCCCACTCGGAATAGGTCATGTCAGAAATAACCTCTGTTTCGCCTGTAACGGGGTTTTTGGCGCGTCTTTGCCCTGTGGAGGTATCTACCCCATCCACATCCGCAACAAGCGTGCAGCGGCAGTTGTAGATCTCCCACGCTGGCCCCTGCGGATCGCCCGGAAAGCGGCAGCCGTTGGAGAATTTCTTATCTTGATCTACCTTTTCGCCGTCCAGCATGGCGTGTGAATGCCGCGTCCGGTTGTCCAGCGTCGCCAGCCATTGCTTTTTAAGCTTGATGCCCATCTTTTCCGCCGCCGCGTAGCTGTCCATGCGTCCGGCGTTCTGTGCGCCAGTGACCGCCGTTCGCGCCGTCCGAATCGCGCTGCTTCTGCCCATTGTAATAATGCGCCGCTGCAAATCGTCTGCCATACCCTTAATGCTTTTCCCCTGCAAGATGGAGCTGGTGACGCTGGCCGTGATTTGCTTTTTCCCATACGCAAGGTCAATGCCGCGTTTCAATGCTCTATTTTTGGGGTAATACGGCATCAGCCCCGGCTGCTCCACAACCAGGCGCTTCACCGTCTGCTCGTCCCACAGATCAAAGCCTACATCCCCAGCCACGCTCTCGATGGTGTACGCCGCATAGTTGCGGTTCAGTGAGTAGATACCGGGCGTTGCATCGTTGGTGTAGGACACCGCCACGGCGTTCGCATCGGTGACGCGGTGCGCCACCTTGTCGCGCATGGCCTGATAGCGTTCCCCTCGACCGATCTGATTGAGCCGCCATTGCTTATAGTCGGCCTCCGTCCACTCCTTGCCGTTCTGCACCGTGCCGATCAGCGCTTTCATTTCCTCATCGCGCTTTTTAAATTGCTCAAAATATGCGTCGATGGTTCCTTGCAATTCATTCCCGGCTTCGCGGTAAAGTTTCGTAATGCGCCGCTCCAGCTTCGAAAGCTCCTTGTCGGTCAGTTTATGAGCATAATCAGGCTTCGGCATCATACCACCAACTTTCCACTCATAAGCTCCGGCAATATGGCGTCCCTCAACTCCGCCAGCAATCTGTTTTCTTCTAAGTTTAAGTAGAAAACGTGCTGCTTCCAAATGGGAAGAAAGAAATTTATCAAACTGGATAAGATTTCCTTGTCCTGATTTTCAACCTTGAACTCATTCTTGTTTTTCGATAGGGTTATATATCGCTTCCCCTCATATTTTCCCCCTAATAGTTCAAAGGTTTTATTTAATTTATCATCATTCTTTTCCGTCTCTGTCTGCGCTACTTCATAAAGCCCTAGCTGTTTCGCTAATGTTTCATTGCAGGTAATCTTAATGACCGCCCGCTCTCTGGCAATCCGGTTAATGTCGGCCATAATATCAGCGTAAGGCCGATGGCTGGTTTCCTCTTCTTCAAACTTTATGTATCTGGATGGAACAAGAATATATTCCTGCCTTGCAATTTCCGATAATGTGACTTCTCGTGAAAAACCTGCGACTTCTTGGCATTCTCCGCATAATTCGTCAATCAGCACATCAGGCAAGATATTAACTGTTTTATGATAGGTTCGGTTCTCATGGCTCGCTCCGCCAAATTGCCCGTTTTGGTCTCTCTGTTCCTGTTTGGCCTTTTTCCTGCAATCATAAAACTTCACCGTTTTATTTCCACGGCTAAATACCATAACGCAGGTTGGGATAGACGTGCTCTCAAACATCTTATCAGGGATCAAAATGACCCGCTCGACAAGTCCGCTTGATACAAAATATTCCCGCACTTCGCTTTCTGCATCGGATGATAGGCATCCACACGGGAGGATAAAGGCGCACCGCCCATCCTCTTTCATACTGCTTAAAGCCGTTAACACAAAAGCGAAATTTGCGTTTGAGCTTGGCGGGATAGATTTCCCAGAAAAACGTTCATCTGCAAGCATCGGTTCCGGCGCATCCCACTTTATGTTATTAGGTGGGTTTGAAATAATTTCGCTTGCCGAAATCTCCGGAGCCGTATCTTTTTTTTTGATTGTGGAAAATCTTTTCCCACTTTCAAGCCGATAAACCGTTTGCGTTTCCATTGTCAGGGCGTTTCTGTTGATAACCCATCCGCCCATATTCCGAACCACCATATTGAACAGCAAAAGCGGGATTACTCTCTCGTCCAGTTCTTCGCAAATAAATGTTTTTGCGGGATTTTGCGCCCATTTTTGGATTGTTAATGCACCGCTCCCAGCGCATAGATCATATACAACACCGCCGCCCGTATTAGTTGCAGAAGCGCACAACCTAGCAAGTGTGCAGGGCGTATAATCCTGCTTTTTTTCTTTTCGGTCTGCATAGTAATATTGGAAAACCTTTTGCAATTCGTCTGTGGATAAATCCCCGCCCACCAAATCATAATATTTTGACAGGACGGTTTCGTTTTCTATCGCATTCATAATGGCGCTTGGTAAATCATCATCCTGTACGGAGAAAATGTCCCATATTCTGTTTTTTAGCGCCAACAGTTCCATTACTCCATTCCCTCCTGCGGAGTGAAGTCCTCCACTTCCTCAACCCGCTCCATTTCCTCCGCCGCTTTCCGCCTTGCCATGTCCTCGTACTGGTCGATGTCGCCGTTGATGGTCAGCAGCTTCTTGGTGATGTACTCATCATCGTAGTATTCCGCTCCCATCAGAACGGTCTGGGTCTCCTCGCTCTTGTTCACAATTTGGCTGCGGGTATAGCTGGGCGTATCGTCTGCCCCAGCCAGCGTCAATAGGCCTTGGATAAAGTCGGTCACATCGCTCTCGAAGTCGTCCACTTTTAGATCCAGCGGCACATAGCTGGCCTTGATGGCCGTGGCCGTCTGATTTCCCGCGCTCACGGCGGCGCTGTCAAACGCCTGGAAATCCTCGTACAGCTTGCGCTTGAGCATGTCAATAGTTGCGTTGGTGCCCTCAAAGGGGGCCTCGATGGTGTGCGGTTCCGCGTTCACCTCGTCGTCGGTGTGGGCCACGTGAAGGGTCTTGATACGCTCCAAAAACTTCACGTCGTCCAAGTCATTCATGCCGCCCGCGTTGGTAAGCACCCAATAGATGAGATTGCCCTCGTCCACGTTGTTGACCATGTTGGAACAGGCCAGATCCAGCGCGTCCACGGTGTTCCGCCGTCCCCGCAGCTCCGACCGGCAGTTTTTGCCGTTTTTCAGCGGGACAATCGGAAATCCAGGATAATTGTCACCGTCCAGAATGGTCTCCGCGCCCAGGCCGTCCGTGCGGACATTGACCTTGTACCGTTGTTTGTCCGTCAGCACGGTCATGTTCTCCCCGCTGCGCTGGATGTACTCGGTGTATCCGTCCAGCTCGTACAGCGTGGCACGAAGCGGCTTATCGTCTGCCACTTGCCAGAACCGCACACCGGCCATCAAGGCACCGTTTTCCTCGTCGTAAAGGGGCGCAAACTCGGTCAGCTCGAACACCTGAACCCGGTCCAGGTTGAAGAACCCGAACGCCACGCCGCATACCAGGGCGCTCTTGCCTGCGTCCTTGACCCGCTGGTCAAAGTCAGCGCCCAGTCTGGCCTTTGTCTCCCTCTTCTGAAAGGTCACGCCGTTGCCCAGCAGATAGTTTGCCTCCTGCCGCACGACAAATCCAAAGAAACTTGACATGAGTTTGTGGTTTGCCGTGTACATGTCCCGGTGGGCGCGTCCCTGAAGGTCATAGATGATCTTCTCATACCGGCTGATGGTGGGATTCTCGCCGTCGTAATATCGCTGTGCGTCTACCGCGAACCGGTAAGCCGCAGAGCCTTTGTGCTCATTGATGACCCGCCGGATAAAATCCATTCGGTCCTGTTCGTTCTCGCCCACGGCGAGCAAGTCCTGATATGTCAGCAAGCTATCACCTCTCCCACAGGGGGATGTATTTCTCCCCGTTATCATCCCGCACTTTCCGGCGCAATACTGTCATTGCAAAGTAACGTGTATCATCCATCGCGTGGTCGTTCTCCTTAATTGGCCTGTCCTCTGTGGATTTTTCGTCCCAGCGGTAGAGGCCGAATTCACGAATGGCGTCTTTACACGACCTGTGTATCTTCAGCGCACCGCTGCGCAGATACCTCGCCGTGGTGGCGATGCCCGGCAGCACGTCATTGACCGCCTTGCGCACCTTGAACTTCCCGTGCCGCTTGATAACCTCGATGAAGGACGCCGCCGACGGGTCCACGATGACGCTTATCACCGGCAGCTCTCCCACCAGCTTCTCCAACTCCGTATAATATTCCTCGTCAGTCTTGTTTCTGTGTTCTTCCCGCCCGGAGTAGTAATACTCCCGGATGCGGGTGGCCGTCTTGCCGTCCCAGCACCACAAACCAGCAGAAAATGGGTTCAGCGTGCCGTAGTCACAGGAAATGTAATATTCCCCGCTCTCCGGCACATCGTCCACGATGTTTTCCTCGCCAAAGTCGTATACCAGCCCCTCGGCCAGCACCCACAAGCCGCGAATGTATCGGTCGTAGAACACGCCGCTATGCATGGCCTTTGTCCTCTCGATCATCTGCGGTGTGAGAATTGGGTTATCTTCCAGCAGGAAGTGAATGTGCTGCGTATTCTCCCGTTCGTTTTCAATCCACTCTTTGTAAAACCAATGCTGCGGTGATTCGGGGTTGCAGTTAAAAAAATACTTCGGATGCTCAAACGAAATCGCACGGGAAAGCGCTTGCTCCACAAACGAACGCGGCATAAGTGCCACTTCATCAAATAGCACCCCGGCAAGCGTGATGCCTTGTATGAGCATATACGAGCTTTCATCCTTACCGCCGAATAGATAAAACCAATTTGTTCTATCCCCACACCGAACGGTTAAAATTCTCGTGGAAACCTTGTAATGCATGGACAGTGCAACACCCAGCCCGTCAATTTCCATCAACGGTTTTAAGATATTTCGCTCTGCCGCCTGCACCGTCTTCCCGCAAATAGCGAAATTCGTGCGGTCGTAGTTCTGCATCGCCCACAGCACAAACGCCATCGACATGACCGTCGTTTTCCCGGAACGGACGGAGCCGTCACAAATCAGCGCCATATCATCGGAGCTGATAAACTCCATTATTTTGCGCTGCTTTGCGGATAGCGTTTTAATTTGCATTGTTCTCGCCCTTTAACGCAGTAAGCAAAGCTGCCAACGCCGCAGGGTCGCCGCTCTTTTCGTTCCCGGAATTCCAACCGAAATTGCAGCCAAGCGAGAATTTCGCGCCGTTCGCACCGTCTTTGTCGTAGAGCCGAGATTCGGCATATTCTTCGCATCTGGACTTTGCGCGCGTAACCGTGTCCGCAAACTCTGGCCTTGCTTGATAATCCAGCAGTGCTTGTCTTCCTGTGAATCCAAGCGCCAATGCAAGCCCTGTGATTGTCGGGGGCTTTGCGTTGATGATGATCGGCATGCCGTACTTATCGCGCACGGCACGGCCGTCATCTCCGATAAACGGTTCACCTTCGCACTCTTTGAAATAAGCGTCAATGGCTTCTTGCATTGCCTTTACGCTTTTCCATTTTCTTGGCGCTCCGCCAGCCATACGCTCACTTCCAATCCAAATAATTTGTTTTTATTTCCCTGTATCTTTAACACCGTAGCAATACTCATACCACATCAACGGCGTTTCTTTTTGCTGTTCTGCGTAGAGTGTGTCAAACATCTTCGCAATATCTTCAATAGCGTCGCCATACTCTTTGTGCAAATGTGTTTTGAATTTCGTAATGAGCCGCATATTGATTTTCATGATCCTATCTATTTCGTCGGCGGAATACGTTATCTTGTTGATAATGTCCTTGTGGTCGTCGTTCATTCTCCGTCTCCCTCTTGCATCTCTCGATCTACGGACACCAGGCTCTGGAAGCAATGAAAGTCGTCACAATACCCACAGGTGGCGGCAATGTCCTGATGCTCTTTGTCCTTGTGGAGTTTGCAGCCAACAGGCCCAGTAGTTACACGCTTACCGTCAACTACTACTGTACCGTGTTTGACGTGGGTGCAGAAGTCACAGCATGGTGTGCAGTCTTTACCGCAGAGAATCATTTGCCGTCCTCCAAAATCCCGCTGATTGTGTCAGCATTCGCCTTGATGATATCCATCACGATGTCGGACTGGATATTGTGCGCAAAAACGGCCTTGTCCGCCGCGTCTGCATTATAATAGCCGGTGAACACCGTGCCGTCTGCTTTTGTCGCTGCAAAGCAAATACAGCAAGGGTCAATCCCTGCGATAGTTGCTATGCTTTCTTCAAGCCATTTGGCGTATGGCTGCTTTGTAATATCGTCCACGCCATCCTCCTGTTTTGTCACCAGCCCCTACCCCTTGACTACAGTAACAGTCTTTCCCCGCCCATGCGGGCCTCTTGGGCCTCTCAAACATGGGCTACACAGTTATTTCGGCGCCACACCGCGCCGCGCCTTTTCATCAGCCGCACACTGTTTTTGCGGATTAACTGTCCGCCGCTGTGGCCACAGCTTGTGTGTACTTAACTTCTCGCGCTTCCTCGCCCGCTTGTGTGGTTGGTGCGGCATTGCAGTCCTGCCCTGCTTTAGCGCTTCGGGGAAAGTCCCCGTCACTCGCTGTGGCCTCCCCTTACGGGGCACCTATGCCGCGTGTGGGGCATACGCCCCAAGAAAGCCCCTTGCGGGTGAAAACGATCCAACGTTTTCATCTGGCACCGCATGAGAGGTGCGCCCTCCCGCCCCCCCCCGAAATGTGGGGCGGCATCTGCCTGCGGCATATTGCTCCATCCGGGCGGATCCAAAGCCCCGCCCATCAGGAAAGAAGGGGGAAAAGAAAAAGAATGGAGATGCAGAGTTTGCCCCTGCATCTCCCATGATAAAGTGCGTTTTTTCAATTTTTCCACTTTTAAGTGGAATTTTCAAAATTTATTTTTCGGCAATATCTACCACGCAGGGATAGTCCGTCCTGCCCATCAGATAGTCCACCGACACGCCAAATTCATCCGCTATACTCTTCAGCGCATCCATCGTCGGCTTCGCCGTCCCAAGCTCATACCGGCGTATGGCGTCCGAGTTCAGCCCGCAGCGCTCCGACAGCACATACCGCTTCAGTCTCTTTTTCTCCCGCAGCTTTCTAAGCCGTTCCGGGAATTCGCTCATGTCAGCACCTCCTCCACATAGCACCAGCTTTGGGGCGGTCGGCGAAGCGGCAAAGCCCCATTGTTGCAGATACCGTTGTTGTTGCTGTACATGGCGCAGGCCTCACAGTATAGGTCATTAGGACAAAGCCGCCGAAACGCCGTCAGCTCCCGCGGCTGGTCATAGATCAGCAGGTCGGAGATATGCCAGCCGTAACAACGCCCCTTATCGCCGATATAAGCTATAATTTCTGCCTGAGATAAGCACGTCGCAGGGGAAAAGGCGGCATTTGTTGGACACCATAGCCTGCCGCCATCGTATGTGATCGGGACAATCCGCTCACAGGCAAACTCCCCAATGACCTTGCCGTTAGCCTTGCGGATTTTCCCGTCTGCACCGTGCAGCTCAAGAATGTTGTGCGGGTCCTTCGCGTCAGGCATCGTACAGTAGATGTACGCCTTGAACGGCGTTTCCATCTTCGGCCGCGTCTTGCGCACCTCAATCGTCTTTTCGCCACTGGCAATCTTCTCGCACCACTTCGGGCGGACGCTCAGCATGACAGCCTTGCTCATTTCTTCATCGCCTCCAACGCTTTTTCCGCCTCCTCGCGGGTCAGAAAAACCGTCTTGCCGATTTCCCCGGCGTTTATACCTGACAGCGATTGCCAAACAAACCCTTCTACAATGTCCCACTCGATAAACAAGCCGAACAATTCCACGCGGATGGATCTAACTTTATACACACTGATTGTTTTTCTGCCCGTTACTTCGTAAAGCATATCGCCCACCTTGCAAGGCGGCGCCACCAGCCGCACGTCATAAGGCAGCGTCGCCTTTTTGCTCATTTTCCCTCCTTTACTCCGCGCTGTTCACCATCTTATATTCCCCATGCAGAGCCTTTTCAATGTCGGTCATCTTGATGTATCCGTTGTTTTTGGCCTCCACCAGCTCCACAAGGCACTGCTGTAAGTATTCCAGACTGCGGGTGTCGTGTTCGTCCGCCGTCTCCTCCCGCACATGGAATCCGCACTTGTCCAGCAGCACGCAGGACACATTATCCATACATTGCTTGGTGCCATCCAGGCGGCCCAGCTCGTATGCCTTAGCCGGATTATTTGGCACCGGCCTGCCGTTTGCCCTTTTGAGCATCGCTATCACCCCTTTCCTCGTATTTGCATACGCCCGGTGTATTTGCCACTGGGCAATAATCCGCACACGCCGGGCAATCTGCGTTGACGCAAACCTCGTCTTGCATCCACTTGCATTCATCATTCATCATTCATCGCCGTCACCGTCCTTCAGATATTCGCACCACGGGAAACACACCACATCTGATAATAATGCGGGACATTCCAGCTCGTTAGGGCAAGTGCAAATTAACATTCCGCACCGTCCTTTCTCTTGCCGTAGCTGCAATAATCGTCTGGATGTTCACAGTCGAGATGGAGTTCACACCATCCCGTTTTCGGCTTGTTGTATGACCGACAATACTGGCACCGCACCACGACCTCTGCGTCTACGGTAGGCAGCTGCTCCGCGTACTCCATCACCGACTCGATGCCATTGATGAAATGCGTGTTGGCGTGTTCTTTGTCACAATGGTTTGCCCGAATGGGAAACTTCATCAGCGCTTCCCTGTCAATGTATTCAGCCATTGGCTTATCCTCCATCGTGGCAATATCCGTTTTCGTCCGTGTCCTTGCGCCAATAGGTGCAGTGCAGGACATTTCCGATCACCACTGATTGATAGCAGTCCTTACACCGCACCACCTGGGCCACATCAGCGGCGGGAGCGTCGCTTACTTCCCGCAACACTTTGGCGGCCTGCAAGTACGGGATTTCCTGTGGGCTCTCCGAGAACACATCCTTGGTGTAAACAGCACCGTGATAGCACTTTGTGTTTTCGATTGCCCTCGCCCCGGCGTTCATGGCAAGCATAAGTTCTTCCGTGCGCTCGATGTATTCAGCCATTGTCAGCCCTCCTCGCAGTAAAATTTGGAAATATCATCCATACGCCAGCGAACCGTGTCCGAAATAGTGGAGTATAGATACCCCCCTTCCATGTGTACGGACTTCACACCGTATACCTGCCGCGGATTCGTGAAATGCCCGAATTGCTTTTTCATGTGCTCCCCAACCTCTTCCTTGAAGATAATAGTCAGTTTCATTCCATCGCCTCCACATAGCACCAGCTCTGGGGCGGGCGCTTAATATGCCCGCCATTTTCGCAAAATGCGCACCCAAATTCATCACACACTTTGCCTGTGCAGCTTTCAAATGGGCGTGAAAACGCACTCAGTTCCTTTGGCTTATCGTAGATTTTCAGGTTGGCGATGTGCCAGCCGTAGCCCTGGCAATGTCCAAGATAGCCGTGCAACTCATCGCCTGTCATAGCCACACACAGGCCACACTTTTCTTCGGCAGCTTGCTTGTAAACGGATAGTCCCCCGGCCTTAAAAAGAAAATCCGTACTGTCCTTGTCAATCTCGTAAATGCGGTCGCAGATAAACTCCCCGATGACCTTACGATTTCCCTTGTTCGCTCCTTCTGCTCTCTGTAAGTAAGCACATACCGCCGTAATTAAATATTTTTCTCTCGACGGAGCATCCAAAACCCAGAGTTCATCATACCCCACCATTTCTGCCGTACAGTAGATGTACACCTTAAACGGCGTCTCCAGTTTCGGGCGGGTTTTGCGCACCTCGATAGTCTTTTCGCCACTGGCAATCTTCTCGCACCACTTCGGGCGGACGCTCAGCATGACGGCCTTGCTCATTTCTTCGCCTCCAACGCTTTCTCCGCCTCCTCGCGGGTGAGGAATACGGTCTTACCGATTTCTTCCGGATAAAACTCCCATGCTTCTCCGTTCTCGTCCGTGCCTTTCAGATATACGGTTTTATATCCGTCATACCACCCGATGCGTTCAGCGTCATCCACGGAAATTTCCCTGATCGGTTGCTCTACGTAGTCTTTATCAATTCCCCAGAATAAAACTTGGTCCCCAAAGACAACATCAAGCCAGTCCTTACATGGCAGAACCTCCAGCCGCCCGTCCTTGTCAGCCTCGGCCAGCTCGCGCAGGCGATTGAGCAATGCGAGCTGCTCCGTCAGCGTTTTCGATTCTTCCAGCGCATAATTAAACAGGTTTCCCAACGCGGTTACTTCTTCCGGCGTCCGCCCCGTGTCCTCGTAGGAGGCAAGACGCTCAACGCCTCCCTGTTTGAATCCACCACGTTTTTTCATCATCGGGAATCCGTCTTTATCGCGGTATGTTAGCCGTTTCATCACTCCACCTCCTGCATCCAAAAATTGCGGCGGCAAATATCACAGCCTCTTCCAGTCGGGCAATGCCCGCGTAACGTTGTATCAACAAGGCATGGGTATAAAGCAACGTTATGTGTGTTTGTATATATTGGCGCATTTGGAAACTGCTCCAAAAACACGCTCTGCCGCGTCTTGCGCGGGTGTGCGGCAGACCATTCCTCAACCTCACGAACAATTTCTTCTGCTGATTTTTCATGTCGATAGCACAAAGACGGCGCTTGCCTTGCTACTTCGTACATCCTGTCTCGCTCTTCAATAAACTTCACAGCATCCATCACATATCCCTCCATCTGCACCCGTCACAGGCGCCCTCGTGTGCTTGTTTGTACTTCCCGCAGTATTGGCATAGCTCGTTGATAAGTGCCTTGCGATCTGACTCCAGATGCTCTATCAGGTCAGCGGCAGCGTTTTTCAGTACGCCCACACAATTTTTCTCGCAATACAACTCGCAGTTGCAGCATTTACACAGTGAGCCGTCTGCACAGCATCGCAACGCGGTCACGATATCATCTCTTGTCATGTCCTTCCTCCCCGACAAATGGCAATCATGCTGGAAAGTTGTTTACTCATGGTAAAAATTCCTCCTGATTTTTGTTAAAATTTAAAGCTCTCTCTGAGCTTCTTGCCGTGGATATCCGCCTCTGCCGTAAAGTAGCGGTGCGCCTCGTTGATGTAGACGACGCGCCCGTGCGCAGTCGTCTCTTTCGTGGTAACGCTCATAATGCCGTTGCTGCCCTCAAATGCGGCAGGCTTCCAGCTAAATGGTTCGCCGATGTACATGGTCATTCCTCCCTAATGTCTCCTCCCCATTGCTCCGCCATAGCTTTGGCGATGCCGGGGAAGGTCTTTGCGCGGTTTTTCGCCCTATCAGTGGTAAACATACCTTTATGCTTTTCCCCATGGTTATGGCTATAGCTGCCGCTCGGACACCATGTGGCTGTCGGCTCAACGATGTTTGTCGGCTCCAGCGGTGGCAAATTTCTCTACCATAAGCATGTTCTTTTTGTGTACGGATGTCCAAATTGATATGGCTGGATAATTTGCGAGTATTCCGGCATTACAAAAAGCTTGCTCGGTACAGGATTCTCAACCGCCACAAGTGGGATATCCGCCCGATAAAACTCCATGAAGAAGTCACGTGCCTTTATTCCAAGCATTACCCTGTCCGCTTGCAGTTGATGCCCTTTCCACAAGTGCCGTGCGCCTGCATTGCTGAGATATGTGCACGGTGGGTGTGCGATCAGCAAATCCCAAGTAACAATATGCGTTGCGCCGTCCATTGTGGTAATAAGCCCAGGTCTATTGACAACGTCCACGGCATCGCCCAGGATATGCCACTCCGGGTGCCCGCCGGACGGCTCCTGAATGTCGCAGGAATATGCCTCATGCCCCAATGCCCGGAAAGCCTTACACACTTCTTGCGATTCCTCGCAGGCAACTAAAACCTTCATGCTCAATACCTCACTCCGATGTAATCCAGCACCCGGCCATAGCCGAGGCCCTTTTCATTGGGCTTCCATAACCCGTCAGCAGGATCGTAAGCCCCACCGCCGATGCAGAATTCATAATGCTTCGGGTGCGTGTGCTTCATGCGCTCAAAACGGTTTTCGCCCTTTTCAAGGTGCGCCCCGAACGCGCAAAACATACATCCCGTCCTTTGGCATCCCGTGCAGTGCAGATTGCAGTCGATCAGCGTCGCGCCGTAGTCATTCTCTCCGTCGCTGGCTACGATGTCGCCGTACACGCTGGCGTAGGGTAGCCCTCGCTCCACGATAAACCGCAGCACATCCTGCTCCGTCCAGAAACTCATGGGCTTAGATAAGGGACGCCTTCCTTCAAAGGCGTTGCAGCCGGTTTCGCGCCATTTCTGCATACGCAGAAGGCTTTCCTCCGCCATTGTTGCCGTCGTGGGCTTGACATCCGCTCTGTGCTCATAGCTCTTTGACGGGGACTTTTTCATAATTCCACAGCACTTGTCTGATATGAGAAATGGAGCCGAAAGCAAATACTCCCACTTTTCACAGTTGTACATACTCTTTTCCCCATCGGCGCGTAAGACTTCCCCACGCAATAGCTTCATACTTCGGCTATCTGGTGAACGCCGCGCGGTTTCTATCCGGTGCGCTACGTCTTTACCGATGATGCTGTACCCGTACTTCGTCACCACCTGCCGAATGTTCATCTTCGGTCGTAGACGGTGAAGGTTTACGGTCACGCGGGGAAACTCCCTCCGCAGCCAGTCGGCGTACTCATTCACGAACTTCTGTATCTCCGGGTACTCCAGCCCAGTGTTCACAAACACCAAGTTCAGCTCCCACGGCGGTGTCCTGAAGCTCGACAGGTACCGCGCCGCCAGATACGCCAGCACCGTGCTGTCCTTTCCGCCGGAAAAGCTGACGTAGCACTGCCCGCCCCATGCGGTGTACCATTCGTCCAGCTTTTCGTAGGTCAGTATCTCCTTGTCCTGCACGTCCAGCGCCATCAGTTTCCTTGCCGCCTCATTCGTCAGCGGCTGGTTTGTGCGCTCCACGTCACACCTCCCGTATAGCAAACCCGTACCTACTGCGGAACAGCTTTGCTTTCATGGCATACTCGCGGGTACGCATCCCCTTCACGTCCTCCACAACCGGCAGCCAATACCGCTGGCCGTAGCTGTCAGGAGCCGCTCTGCGCTCGTACACGAAGTCCGCAACGTAGTCGATACTTTTCACGCGGTCGCCCTCAAATGTCGTGTACGCCTCTTGCAAGCAGTACCGCACCTGCAATTTTAGCCCCCGTATCTCCCCGGCATTTTGCAGCAGCAACAAAGCGTCATAGCGCTCCGCCTCCTTCTTGCTGTCGAAAGTCAGCTTGCCGCGCCGCGTCTTCTGCGCCTTGTACTTTCCGGGCTTGCGCATCTTCTCCATGACCTGCTTCTGCGCCGCAGGCCCCAGCCGCATCAGATCATCACTGTTCATCCAACAACCCTCTTTTCTCCAGTCCGCGCTTGCTCATGGTGTAACGCTTGAACGTCGTCAGTTTCTGGTCTTTCCCGCAGCGCTGGCACACGCCCCGCGCCCAGCCGTGGAACGCTGGCTCGATGATGTATTCCGCCGCCATCTCCTGCAAGCAGGCCACGCACAGCCTGCCGGACGCGATCTTCCATGCGCCGTCGTTCATCGCAACCTCCAGTTCTTTCCGCTGCCCGTCACGCTCATGGTAAAGCCCTTCGCGCGCTCCGCAATGCGGGATCCTATCGCCTCGTCCCAGTCCAATATCTGTCCTATCGTCCGCTCAGAACTGATGATCGTAGCACACTCAGGCTTTATGTACCGTGCGTTGAGTATTTCAAACGCAATGTTCCGGTCAGCCTCCGTCACGTTGCCCTTGAGGAAGTCGTCGATGTAAAGCACGCGGATAGTTTTCAGCTTTCCCACGGCATCGGCGTACAGCTCCGCATCGTTTACCTTCGCCTTGAGGGCTGGAATGTCCGACCGCCACTGCATATACCGTACCGGCAAGCCTGCCTCCATCAGCTTCCCGCAGATCGCCGTGCACAGGTGCGTTTTCCCGCTGCCGGGGGTCCCACCGGCATAAAACCACTTCCCGCGCCAATCCGTGATATACGCCTCGGCCATCTGCTTTGCCTGCTTCTGCCACGGCTCCGCCGTCTGGTACGTATCCAGCGTACAGCTTTCCAGCAGACCGGATAGCCCGCTACGCGCAATGCGCCGCTGGTTGTCCTTGCGTATCTGGCAAGGGCAGATACGGGTCACAAGCTCCCCGGTGGCGCTGCGTGTGGCCGTATAGCCCCTGTCCTCGCAGACCGGGCACTCAAAGTACGACTTCTCCGGGGATATTCCATTTTTTCGCAGGTGCTCCAGCATCGCCGTTATGTCCATCGCCGTGTTCCTCCTTCCACCTCGTCTCCCAATTCCGCACGGCGGCTTTCCAGTCTTTCATGCGGTTCTTGCCTACCATCCACCCCTTTTGCTCGTAGAAGGCGACAAAGCGATCTGCGTTGACGTGATAGCCCTGCGCCTGAACATAGGCGGATACATCATCAGCGGATGGTGGTGTGAAGCGCTTCGCGCGCGTATCACTCACACCGTTAGGTGGGAGTGAATTATCTTTGGTTTTGTCTTTGGTTTTGTCTTTGGTTTGGTACGCTTCGTATACGGTCGTATTCGAACGTATACCATCGTATACGGTCGTACCATCATGATGTGCATATCGTTTTTTTATGTTGCGCTGGTTCTTTGCGCATCTCTCGTCATACGCCGCTTTTGCCCTATTTATATCATCCGCAATAAAATCGAATGCGATCGACTCCCGTCCCGTAAGTTCCTCCGTCTCTCCGGTCTCGCCATATTCCAGCAAAGCCCGTACAAGCCGACCTACCTCTTGATCTGAGAGTTTCTCTAATTTCTTGCGATAACTGTAATAAAAGGGAATGTACTCAAGAGCCACTATGCACCGCCTCCCACTCCTTCGGCGATACGCCTATTTCCCATTCTTTTCCTCCTTTCGTTCGTACTCGTCCGTCAGGTGCCGTGCGATGGTGCAATGCTCCCACGTCCCAGCACAGAATTGACTCATGAAGCGGGATGCCGCGCCGCCCGTCTCAAAGCTGACGCGGCTACCGCCCTCGCAGCATACCCGCCGTTTCTCGCTGCTGGTAAAGTATGGGCAGGTGTACCGCTTGTGCCAGTAATCCATGCCGCTCTACCTCCTATCAAAACCAAAACGGCATATCGTCGTCCGTGTCGAAGTCCTCGTCCACCTCCACGAACTGTCCGCCCGCGTATTTCTTGGCGCCGCTGTCCGCGTCCTTCTTGGCATCGCCAAAGTAAATGTTGTCCGCCAGCACCTCGGCGTTCCGGCGCTTATTGCCGTCCTTGTCCGTCCAGTCCCGCAGCTGCAAGCGCCCCTCCACAACGGCCATGCGTCCCTTGGAGAAATACTTGGCCACAAACTCGGCGGTGGTGCGCCATGCCACCACGTCGATGAAATCCGTGTCCTTAGTGCCGTCCGCGTTCTTAAAGTCCCGGTCTACCGCCAGTGTAAAGCTGGTGACGGCTGTACCGTTCTGTGTCCTGCGCAGCTCCGGATCGCGTGTCAACCGGCCCATGATGAAAATCTTGTTCAGCATCTCTTATCTCCTCTCATAAATAGCTTTTCCCAAATTCGCGGCGAAAGTCCGCCTCCGTCCATCTCTGCTCCTCCATCGCCTTGAGCTGCCCGTACCGTCTCAAACGGCGCATCTGGTCGCCGTTCTTGTGTACCGCGCCGCGCCCGTTCCGGTGGCAGCGATTGCCGCACAGGTACACCACAAGGCCGTACTTCTCGCTTTTCTTCCGATTCGCGCCGCCAAAAATGTGGTGACGCTCCAGCGGGTCACCGGTGTCATTCCGGCCGCACAAAAAGCATCTTTTGTCGTTCATACGCTAACCTCTCCCCACCGGCTAACGAGGGCATCCAGCTCTCGCGGTGTCATGGTCTCAATGCCGACATCCCGGCAGTCTTGCACAATGGCGTCTATCAGCCGCGCCATCTGCTCCGTGTCGTATACGGAGCTGCCGTACCATACAGTCACGTTTACGCAGCCCTTGAGCTTGCTGGGGCCGGTATCGGTCATCCAGCCGATACCGTTCCGCTCCCAGCTCCGGCAGAACGCTTCCACCGCCTTTTCCCGCAGGCACAGCACCTCGCTTACACCGCCGATGCTCTGTATCTCCTGCCGGTATACCTTCTCTCTCGCAACGCCGTAGTGCTCCGCCAGTTTGTCCAGCAGTACCCATGCGTAGGCATTTGCATCGAGGCTTCGCCCCTTGCCTTTGATGGTGGCGGTGTACTCCTTCCCCGGCTTTATGGTGTCGCACAACTCCATTGCCGCTTCTGGAGACTTCACACGTAGACACAGCCACGCCCCATCGCTGTCCTGCGACCACCGCGCCGCATCAACCGTTATCTGCTGCATGGTTCTTCCCCGTCGCGTTGGCTGCCTTCATGCAGACCCAGCACAGCCGCTTGCCGTACTTCTTCACGGAGTTCTCCGCGATCTCGCTGGTGGGATACACGCGGTCCCCGCGCTTCACCGACTTAATGGGAAGTCCGCAATGCTCGCACAGCATCGGCGCATCTGCCTTGTTATCCGGCTTCTTTTCGCACTTATCCGGCTTGTCATACTTGCTCTTGTCGGCGTCCCAATACACGTCCGCCCCAAAGCCAAGCGCCTTACACGCCACGGAGATAGCATCAGTCAGCGCCATCTTAAAACACTCGTCGGAGGTATATGGGCCGTTCTTCTCCTTTGCCACGAACGCACTGCCGCCAGTGCCGGGGATAGCGTCAGACCAGGCGCCGCCTGCCTTTACAAACAGATCAATGTCCAGAAATGCGGCTACTTCGCCATTTGCGCCCTGCTCCAACCTCTTGTCAGTGATAACGTATTTCCAGCCATAGCCGCAGGGCCCAAACTGCTCTGTCAGCGCCTTGATGCGCCACATGGGGTTAATGTCTGTCTTGCCCTTCAAGCGCCCCGCCTCGATGCGTCTTTTGGCGCTGTCCGGCACACTACGAACTGCATTGTAGATCGTCATGTTATCCATCACTTCACCCCCATGTTCAGCTTCTCGCACAGCTCCGCGCCGGGCACAGACACGCCGGACTTGAGAAGCGGCGCGATGTCCGTCTTACTCACCGTGGGCTGGGCAAAGGTGATCTTGCCGTCGTAGCCGTTGTCCATGCACCACTGCACCACAGCGTCCATGTCGGTGATCTCCACCGCCGTGCTTTTGCGATACGTCACGGCACACCGCGCCGTCTGGAACGCCGCGCCGCCCAGCGCCCGTTCTGCATAGGCAAGCAGCTTTTCCCGCTTGCTCTCCATAGCCTTGCGCCGCTCGGCAAGCTCCTTCTCCTCCTCGCGGATAGCATTTGCCTCCGCCGCCAGATTCTTTGTCCAGCAGAGTACGCCCTCGATCTTGGCGTCCCGCGCCATTTGCAGCGCCTCAAACGCATCAAAATCAAGCACCTCGCCGGTTTCCTGGTCGATCAGGTTCTCCAGCTCCTGATCGATGTGGTACAAGCTCATATTCATTCCTTTTCCTCCCATGCGTCCACCGCGTCGATGCAAAACTCGCATCCCACGATGACGCCGTCCTTGTTTTTGTAGTAGGTGTCCGTCTCCTCCCCGCACACGGGGCAGACGGGAAGATCGTAGTCCTTCGGCTCCAATGGGCGCTCCGGCTCGCTATACTGCATCGCGCTTCTCATACCGGTCGCCCCGCCGCTTTCAGCACGTCCCGCATCGTCTTTCCCTCCCGTTATTTACTTCCCCGGCCTGTCCAGTTTGTCCAGCAGCCGCATAAACAGATAACTCACCGTAGCCGCGCCGATATACGTCAGCGCCCATGCAAACACGCTCATTTCGCACCTCCGCTATCCTTTCCGTTCGGCACAAGGCCGACAAACTCAAGCCCTCTGCCGCGCGCGTAAATCTCGCCCATGATCGTCCCCAGCTTTACAGGGTCGGGGGGCGTGACCCAAATGATTTTGTATTCCGGCTTTTTACGCATTGCCTTTTCCTTTCCTCCGTGCTACAATGAGCACAGGACACAATATCTTGTGCTGAGATTTGTCCCACCCGCCCCGCTCGATGCTGCAACATTGGGCGGGGCATTTTTTACTGCCCATCGCTGGATTTCAGCAGCGCGTCCACGGTAACGCCGAAGTAGTCGGCGATGGCTTTCACGGTGTCAATGCGCGGAGCATTGATACTGCCATTCCACTTCCCAATCGCGCCATTTGCGATGCCGCACGCTCTCTCAAGCGCCCAAATGCTGATATTTCGCTCATCGCAAAGGCGCTTGACGTTCTCATAAATCACTCTCGATCCTCCTTTCACACTTATTCGCATTGTCCTTGACAATGCGAATTTTCTATAGCGTAGCATAGAAAATTTTGAGGGAATTGCCCCCACGCTCTTGACAAGAAGATAGAAAATGCGCTATTATAGTTTTGCAGACATAATTCAACATTTTCTAAGGCCCGCATTCGGTGGGGGCTTGGTTTTTGTCACCCTCTGAAAGCTATTATAGTAGAAAACCCGCTACTTGTCAATAGCTAACTCGCTACAAAAGAAATATTTTTTCCTATGAATACACGTAATAAAATCATCGTCCAAAACATAAGAAGCTTTGCGCAAATACGCGGGACCTCGATCAAGCAAATAGAGAAAGACCTTGGCCTTGGGAATGGAATGATTGGTAAGTGGGAAGATTCCAAAAAAAGCCCGCCGTTTGAAACCATTGAAGTAATTGCAAATTACTTGGGGGCGTCTATTCTTGAGCTGGCGGGAATAACGCCGAGCGAGAACGAAAAAGCCCCCGCCACAGAGGGCGAGGGCTTAAGCGCAGCAAAGAAAGCGCTATTGGTAGCTATTGATGATTTGTCCGACGCTCAGTGTGAAAAACTCCTTCCGATTGTATTGAGCGCAAAACAAGTACTATGAGTAATGTTTTTATTCCGACTAATCCGCATGATAAGATATTGACCGATGCAGAGCGGCAAAAGTGGGAAAGCGATCTTGATAACAAGAAAGATGACTTCCCGTATATCGCTTTGACAAAGGCGCAGCTAAAGCTTTTAAAGCAAGCGCGAACCGATGCCGTATTGATAACCGCGCATAATGAAAATGATGCTGATGTACTCTGCGGTCATAGCTTTGCATATTGCCTTGTAAATGGCGAAAAGCGAGGGCTTATTGCTCGCCAAAGAGGGGCTAATTATCTTGCATATGCGCAGAAAGAAAACTCCCAAGCGTGGTCTATAACGGCGAGGGATTGCCTCGTTGCTGCAATAGGTGCTGTTTTCGGGTTTCTGCTGAATTGCTTGTTCTCTGGTTAATTATATTGCCACTGAATGTTCAGCGCTTCTCGGATAGCTTCAGCTTTTTCGGGGGTAATGTCTGTCGGCTCGTAGTCTTTGCAGGGATTGTCTTTCCCGCAGCCAAGAACGTACCAACCACCCCAAGTAGTATAGCGGACCACAACATGCTTGCACCCAGAGCACGCGATGCTTTTGCATTTCGGAAGCGCCGCTTTGTCAATGATGGCAGATCGGCGGTTGTATTCTCGCTCCGCTTCCTGCGCCTCTGCAAGCTGCAATTTAAGTTTGCGGTTTTCTTCCCGCAGATTATTTAATTCTCTTCTTGCAATAAACATTCCAGCCTCCATAAAACATATTCCGCCTGGCTGTCAGTAAGTGATAGCACCTCAGATTTTAGGCGCTCTCTAATAAGAATAGCATGGTTTTCTTCTTCGCACAACATTTTGTGTCCCTCCAAATAATTGATAGTAACGGGGCTATGTGTCGATTATTGCACAAAAGTTCGGGAGAAAATACAAAAATAAAAGGTGGTGTGCCAAATGTCAAAAAGCAAAATCCCCGGCCTGTCCTTTAGCTGGAAACGCGCGCTCGGAATCACGAAGATGAAAAGGAAAATTTCAAAAGAAACTGGGATTCCCACGACCAAAGCGGGGCGGCAAAGAAAACTTGGCAAACTCCTTGGTATGAAGTAAGAGAAAAGCCCTCTGCCGTCTCCGCAACAACGGCAGAGGGCTTTGTGCAGACAGCGCGGAGCGGTCGCTGTTGCATGATTTGACCATACTCCGCGTTGCTTGACTACTTCAAGGCCAAAACCTTGCAACAAGACAGCGTTCAACGAGGTTCGGCAAGCCCTCATCTTGCGACTTCGCGGCGTGAAAATCGAAGAAATTAAGGTGGTATAAATGAACATCCAAGAGGTGTGCAAAATCCGCAAAGAAGAATTGAAACTGACCTATCAGGAAATTTCAGACACTTCCGGCGTGCCACTGTCCACCGTGCAGAACTTCTTTTCAAAGTTTTCCAAAGCCCCGTCCATCTACACCGTCGCGCCTATCTGCAAGGCGCTTGGGATCTCACTTGACGAGGTGTTCGGAATTTCCGAACGGCTGACAAGGAACGAAGAGACCTTGCAGGCGCGAAATGACGAGCTGGAGCGCCATGTTGACGCAAAGGAAGACATGATCGAGATTATGCGGCGTGGTGTCCATATCCGCAACGCCGTGATTTTTATTTTATTTGTGGTGGTGGTGTTACTGACCGCGTGGTGCGTGTATGTCGATTTGCATTGCGCAGATTACGGATTTTGGAGGGGGCGGTGATGAGAGCAGCACTGTATATCCGCGTGTCGAGCGACGAACAGGCGCGGCATGGCCTGTCATTGCAAGAGCAAAGAGATGCGCTGACAAGATATGCCCAAGAACACAAAATGACCGTGGCGGGTATCTATGAGGACGCGGGAATATCCGCGCGAAAGCCGTATAAAAAACGTCCGGCGCTCCTGCGGCTGCTGGGCGATTGCAAAGTGGGGAAGGTAGACACGATCTTATTTATTAAGCTCGACCGATGGTTTCGAAATGTCGCGGGGTATTACGATGTGCAAACGCAACTCGACCAGTACGGCGTGACCTGGCAAGCGACGGAAGAGGACTACGAGACGCGAACCGCGTCCGGGCGATTAAAGGTTAATATCATGCTCTCCGTTGCGCAGGACGAAGCAGACCGCACAAGCGAACGAATCAAATTTATCAACGATGGGAAACGGGCAAAAGGACAACCGGCAGGGTCGAAAGCACCTTTAGGGTATGTCATCAAGGACAGGCAATACCAGATTGATAGCGGCACGGTAGATGCGGCGCGAGATATGTTTGCATCGTTTATCCGGCTAAAAAGTGTCCTTGCCGTAAAGCGATATATGCTTGACACATGGGGAATTGACCGGGCTTATAACAAGTATGTAAACTATTTCCGGAACCGTCTTTACATCGGGGAGGTGTACGGCATCGAAAATGCCTGTCCCGCGCTGGTGAGCAAACAGGACTTTGACCTTGTAAATGATATTATTCGCCAGCGGTCACAACGCTGTGCGGGAGTTGGCACGGATCGCGTGTATCTGTTTTCCGGGATATTACGCTGCAAAGAGTGCGGGAAAACGATGCAATCGGAAACCGTAAAAAACACATATACATACTACCGATGCCGGACGCGGATGCTTGACAACTCCGCTTGCCCGCATACAAAAAGGATCCGAGAAGATGCGCTGGAAGACTACCTACTACACGAGATGGAGGGAATCGCAGAACGGAACAATCGGTACTATAAAAAGGCAGATAAAAAGCCCACGCAAAGCGCGGACTCAATACGAAAGAAAATGGGCAAGCTAAAAACGCTATACCTAAACGATCTGATTGAGTTGGACGAATACAAGCGGGAGTATGCGAGCTTGAAAAAAGCACTTGAAGCTACGGAAGAAAGGCCAGAAATCAATTTGGACGCGCTAAAAAAGGAGCTGCAAGAATACGAAACCTATTCCCGCGATGAAAAAAAGGAATTTTGGACGCGCTTCATCAGGCGGATTGATGCAGACAACGATGGCGCGTTTTTCGTAACGCCCCGTTAGGCATATTTTACCTTCACGGACATAAAGGGCAAATATGCCTAAAAAATCCCCCGCCGTAAATGACGGGGGATTTTTCACTTTTCCAGCTTGCGCATAACGCTGTTATACACTCGCTCGTTGACGACCTTCAAGCTGTCCATGAGTTCGTCCATCACTTCCCACGCACGGGCCGGGTCAACGCGGGCCACCGCGCGGAGGAAATCGCTATCAGGCGCAGGGGCCGCAGAGTACGACTCAACCATGCGAGTTTCCCTCACCGGCTCCCGGTTCTGGTTTTGGATGGTATACAGCGCCGCAAGCCTCTCGTAGTTCGCCCAGCTGGATTCTTCCGTTTCCAGGCGAGAGATCCAAAGCTGCAGCTCCTTTTCGTCGATCATCGGGGCCTACCCCCTTTATTCCTCCATCATGTCCATTGCGCGACGCAGGGCATCCTTGATGCGGTCATCGTCAGTCTCGCGCATCATATCGTTGATCTGGCTGCGCAGGTGCTCAGTTGCGTCCGTGCGGCTGTAATGCCCGCGGACATAGTGCCGCCTCGCGTAAGAGACGCCCCTACCGTACGAATTGCGCATATCGTCGTCGTGATAGCGGCTGGAATAGCCTCCCTCCATCGCCTCGATCTTGTCGAGATTCTTGATGGTGCTCGCGAGCTTATGCACGATATCGAGGTCGCCCGCGCCCAGCTCGCCCTTGCGGCTGATCTCGTCCAGCTCCTTGCAGAGCATATCGCGCAGATCATACATAGATTTCATACCCATGATTCATTCTCCTTTCTCAACTCACACGGTCAATGGTCAGGTTGCTGTTGGCAAAGCTGACCGCCTCCGCGCTGGTGTTTTGAGCCGCTACCGTCACGCAGCAGCCGCGCGGCACTTCCACAATGGCGCTGACGTAGACGTTAAAATAGTTTTCCACCGCAGCGGGCGTGACAGTCGCCGTAGCGCCGTTGAGCGCTTCGCCGTTGACTGCGAGCGCCGTGGTGATCGCACCTACCGTTCCGCCGGTGGGCACGGCGATATTCGCGCCAAAGCTGACCTTAAATCGCGCCTTGCACTGCTGCGTCAGGCCACGCAGGGTGACAAGGCCGCTGCCCTCGCGGTGGACGATGCAGGGCTTGCCGCAAGCCGCCGTCGCAGTCATCGGGACATTCTGCCCGACGGGGACAGTCACGATACCGGGGTTCACATATTCAGCCATATATTTCAGTCCTTTCTAAAGGGGTCGAAATCGACCAGTTTAAAATACAGCGGCGGAGCGATTGCCCCGCCGCGTTTGTTGTAGTATCGGCACGGGGCCGACCATTTTGCCATTGTCGGCAAAAAGCTATGCTATGCAGTTGTCAGCAGCCGCAACCGGCAAACTGGTTGCAGCAATAGGGATTCTGCACCGTGTAGGCCGGAATAGGAGAGGGCCGAAGCTGGGACACCAGATAGCTGTTCTGCGCCGCCTGAGACGCAGCCAGCTTCAAGCCCTGGTTCTCGCTCTGGAGGTCCGCCAGCTTGCTCTGAGTCAGGAAGTCCAGAATGGCGCGGCTGTTGGCGTTCTGATTCTCCACGATGTCGCGGGTCGCGTTCTGCACCGTGTTGCGCGTGTCGCACGCCTGCGCGGCCATGTCGTAGCGCACGCCCTCGATGCTGCGCTGGGTGTTGCAGCAGCACTCGGCGGCCTGCATCTGCATGGCGTTGAGCTGCTGCATCAGTGCGGCCTGCTGGTTGGCGCGGGACAGCTCAGCGGTCTGGAAACCGTTGTTCATGTTTTGGTTGACACCGGCAAAGCCGTTCAGCAGCGTGGTGTTCACGGCATAGAAGCCATCGCACAGCCCACCGTTGATGAGATCCATTTTGCGCTCAATGTTGGCAAAATCGGAAGACAGCACATAGCCGTCCACTACACCGCCAGAATTGCCGTTGTTGCCCCAGCCATTGCCGCCCCAGCCGCAGAACGCGAACAGGAACAGGATGATGAGGAACCACGCGCCGTCGCCGCCGAAACCAAATCCGTTACCGCCGCCATTGGCAGGGGTCACAGGCATGGTCATGGTAGGCATACCATCGGAAAGAGACATAGTATCACTCCTTTGAAAGATTTTTATTCATCAAATCGTGGCCACGATATTGATTAACCTAACAATTTAGCAAACACTTTGCTTAAACTTGCTTACTGCATCAGGCTTTGGAACTGCTTCGCCATCTGCTGCAACTGGTTCAGCTGAGCTTGTGAGAGTTTCCCGCTCTGCAAGAGCTTTTCGACCTCTGCTTTGGGGTCACCATGAAAATTTGCCTTGAACTGCTGGAACTGCTGCACCATCTGCATAAAGCCGTTGCCGCCGCCCATTGCACCGAAAAACGGATTATTCATCGCTCTTTTCCTCCTTGTGCTTCTTGCCCTTCATTTCGCTCACAAGCGCCGCCAGCGCGTCGAACTCTTTACGGGTCACATATTCCGCAGCGGGCGCTTTCTGCGCGTCAGGGGCGCTTGCAAGCCGCTCTACAAGGTCGTATACTTTGAGCGTCGGCTTGCCGCTTGCATCGGCCTGTTTGAGATACACAGTCGGTGCGGAGCTGTCCCACAACGCCACGGCGGCGTTGGGCGCGATCATCCAGTTTCGGGCCTCCTGTTCGCCGCTGACCCACTGTACACCGCTCTGCGCCACCGGATTTTGAAGGGCCTGCGGAATTTGAGATTGCATCTGTGGTTGCTGCATTTGCCGCATCTGCATCAGGTTATCCTGCATTGGGGGTGGATAATAGGGGTTCTGCCATCCGTAAGGTGTGTAAGCCATAATCAGTCCTCCTTAACCCAGTAATACAATACGTTCTCGTTGCTGCTGTCCCAGCTGTCCCAGATCGTGCCATTTTGCACGCAGACCACATGACCGGACAGGGCCAGAATATAGGTGCCTACCGGGTGATCCTCCGCAAACTGTCCCACCGTGTAGCAATCAGGGCAAGTGTCCGGCACGATGTACCGCCGGTATCCGATGCTGCGGAGATACCGGCCCCAGCAAGCATTTGCAGACGGCATATCGCCATCCAAATACCCTTCTATTGCAAGTGCAAGATACGTTGCGCCCCAGTCCATACCGGTGGCTTTCGATATGGCTCTGACGGTACAATCGCCTACATTTTTACCTCGTGGATTTCCATTGTAATAGCTATACATATTCGCGCCTATCGTCGTGGAAAAGCTCTACAATTCGCGCAAGGGAAAGCAATCCAGCGGCGTCATCTTCGTATTGATTGCATATATCACGTGCCATATCCGCCGTATACCCACACATCAACAGCCGTTCCATTACGCTCATTTCGCCGCACCCCCTTGTATATCTATAAAATACAGCAAAAAAGACCCAACAAAGAGCCTGAAAAAGGTCTTTGTTGGGTCTTTACTTTATGGGTTTTTGATATGGTCGGCAATCTTTTGGTAACCGTTGCGGCGGCGCTTCTTGACATACTCGACCGACGCAAACAGCCTGTTTGCCACCTGCTGTCTGGATTGTTGCTTGACGTCGCACGCGATGATGCAAAACGCCTCGTCTCCCGGAAGATCAAGCGCGGCGATGTAATCAATGGCACGCTGAGGGGCCATACTGCGCAGCTTTGCGCGGATGTCTCGGTAAGTTGTATTCATGGCGATTATATTCGCCGTGGACTTGCGGAGCTTTGGCGGAAACAGGGGGTCGGCGCATCGTTGCCCCGGTTTCGTCCAGATTTTTAAACCCGTTACTTTGACGCTCTCTTCACATCATCTTGAACCTTCCCGGATAAAACCGTCAAACCCGGCGTCCTTCAAACGCTGGAGCATCTTCTCGGCGTTGGCGCGGACGGCGAAGGCCCCCACCTGGACCCGATACAGGGTATCGCCCTGGGCAGGCTCGGCGGGTTTGGGAGTCTCCTGCTTGGCCGGGACGTATTTCACGCCCAGATACTCGCACAGGCCCTTGGCGATGGCCTCACCGATGTCCGTGGTGTGCTCCACGATCCAGCGAGCGCCCTGGATGGTGTCGTGGAACTCGCACTCGCAGTACACACTGGGGGCGGCAGGATTGCGCACCTCATACAGCCGGGGGTTGGCCTGGATGTTTTCAGACGTTCCCGGCGTCAGCGGGGCCAGCTGGCCAAACACAGCCCTGCATGCATCATACCCCTTGCCGGGGACACTGTAGCAAAACATCCGGGTGCCGGACACCTTGCCGTTAAAGGCGTTGGTGTGGACGCAGTTGTGGATGTCCGCGCGCCAGGCGTCGGACTCGGCGCAGCGCTGGGCCATGGTGGTGCCGAAGGCAGCCAGCTTCACCTCCACGCCGCTGCGGCGCAGAGCGGCAGCCTCCGCTTCGGCGATCTTCTGGCATTGGACGTGCTCGTTGGTATTGCCCCAGGCGTAGTGGTTTTCCGTCTGGTCGCTGGGGCTGATGTACACTCGCTTACTCATTGTTGTTGTCCTCCTCTCCCGGCAGCTTGTTCGCCGCCGTGTCCTCGGTGTGTACCTTCAGTTTCTTCAACAACGCCTGGAGGAAACCAGGCACCGGTGCACCAATGGCCGACACGTTCTCCAGGATGGACAGCAGCTCGTTGATCACAAGCCAGATAATGACGATGCTGGCAAACAGAAACTCCACCGGCCAGTCCCAGCCCAGGGTGTCGGCTCCGTAGCGCAGCAGCCAGTCTACCACAGCGGCCACGGCAACGATGACCAAGTAGCCCACCTTTTTCAGGATGCCCTTCAGGCCCACCAGGGAGGACAATTCCCCGGCGTTCCATGCCTTGGTCATGCCCGTGGCGTAGTCCAGCAGCATCACCACCACCAGCACCAGCACCGGCACCAGCAGCTGCACCCCGTAGGCACACAGCGCCCCCAGGGCGG